ACCTTGCCGCCACCTTTAGTCCAGAGCATCAGTTGTTCTTTTGCGCCTTCCCAATCATTGGCATTGATTTTCCTCTTTAACGTAGATGTTTGCAAGCGTCCCGTGCCTAAATTGTAGGCAAAATCTACGATGGCATTGCACTTGCGAACATCCGTAATCAAGCCGGGGCAGTTACGCAGCACGCCGGGCAAGTATGTATGCTCAAGCTCAATCATCAGCAAGGCTCTGGCCGTTGGCTCATCCATCGGTGCGTCTTCCAAAGTCACCTTGCGTTTATCTGCGTAGTAGGTAGAACCATAGCCAATCGTGGCTACACCAGCCGGACAAAGGTAGGGCTTGGCCCGATACCCCTCATACCGGCGGCACAGTTCAGCGGCTAGTTCTAGGTTCATATTCCGCGTTGCTTCAAAGTACGGTCGAGGAACCAATAGTTAATTGTCCCAGACAGCAGGGCTGAGAAGTCAGGTGTCATCATGGTTTTGAACACTTCAGTAGCTGGCGCACCGGCAAGCCATGCGTTCCATGCAAACCATACGTGGATAAATGACCAGACAAACAGCACCCAATATGTGACTACGGGACGCACAGAAGCTGACAGACTAGCAACCCAACCGCCTGCGGCTTTGACCATCTCGGCCTGCTGAGTGATGGCGTTGTTGAAAGCATCCATGACACCTACGTCCATAGCGGCTTCACGCTGTGCGCCTATCTCGGCTAACTTTTGCTGGCCACGTAGCGTTTCTAGTTCACACTGACGGGCAAACATAGCAAGCTCATGCTGACGCTCATTCTTTTTGTCAAAGAACTTCAGCACCTCGGGGGCCATACGGAATAGCCCGCCAAACACGGAACCCAGAATACCGCCGCTTAATATGTCTAACATTTTGAATCCTTTTTAGAATCGTCATTCTGCATGAGTTTGATACCAGACAGGAACCCAATCATGCCGCCAATAAGAGTAGAAAACGCGGGTGAAATCATCTTGAAGATCTCTGCGTTGTCCACTTCTTTTGCCCACAAACCAAGCATAAAGCTGATTACCATTGCCAATACGGAGATGCACAGGGTGGTGCTTACCATCAGCGTGACCCAAAGAGTCAGCTTGTCTTTGGTGTCCATTGACACTCTCTTCACTGGTCTGGGTATCGGCTTCTTGGTCATACATAAATATCCAGCTTACGGTTGGTAAAAATCTCAAGGCTAAGTTGGTTGCGTTCTGCCTTCTTTACATACAACTCAAACTCAAGATCGTCAATTTTGTCCTTCACCTTCTTCATCTTTAACGCCTGCGCATATTCTTCTTGCATACGTTCTGCTCTGCGTTCTAGCGCATCTGTTTTAGTTGGTTCGCCTCCCGGCTGAACCATTGGATACCACTTGTGTATGGGCGGGATCATTTTTTTTCACGCTCAAGTGCATCTTTGTATCCATGAATAATTAGTCCTCTGGTTTCTGCTGAGTCGGCTGTACCCGCCCACTCTGCCAAATTGTTCCAGATAACTACGTAATCTTGTGACCGGCAATGCGCTGCATTGTTCTTGAGCCACGCAATCATTTGCTGATGACGCTCGGACGGGTTGTGAATGGTATAGCCAATCCCATAGAACTCGCGCACATGGCATCCACTCTTGGCTACGGCTCCAACCAGCCCCAACAACAGTAACAGTATGAGCCAACGCATGAATCATTGCCAAATCCATAGAATGGTGAACGTGCCCCACACAATAAAGGCGGTAATAAAGGCTGCAACAATGAGTGCTTCAGCCCAATCCCACATGATTATGGTGTGTCAGGCCAAGTGATTGTCCAAGGGAAGCCCGCAGATGTTGGGATGTCGCGGAGTTGCTGGCGGTATGTAGCCCATGCAGTTTTATCTGCGGTGCTGTCGGCAAGCTGCGACCAATCGCTGTCGTTTAAACGTGTGTTGCGGTCTGAGCGAATGCGTCTAGCTTGCTCTTCGTCCATACGGGCTTTGTACTCAACCATCTGCTCGGCAGCAGTCTTGGCAGGTTCAGTATCAGTTGCAGGTTGGTCAGCAAACACAGGGCCAGCAGAGTATTTGGTGAACCAACGGCCTTGGTCATCTTGTACCACACCACTACGATAGCTAAACTCGTACGGGTACACGGTTGTAGCTTGTGGGCCTTCAAAGACTACATCAGCACCCAAAGCCTCTAAGACCTCAGTTGTTGTTACATCCCATGATGGGCCACCATTGGCTTGTTGGTATGCACGGAATTCACTCTCGTACATTACTGCGCCTGATTGCCGAATACGAATTTCCATGATGTTCCTTTATGCAATTGCGAGAAAGATGTATGTGGCTGCACTGACGTTAACGGTTGTTGACGCGGCGGCTGTGACTTTAAACCCAGTAGTGTCTGTGTCTACGTAATTTGTAGTTGAGTTTTGCGCGGCGGTACTATTCCAAAATAAGTATGGGTCATTCCCAGATGTAATACCACGAGAAGAATCGTAAACATACCAGTCGCCCGTGCTATCAGTGCGTTTAATTAAAATAAACCTTGCGCCTGTTGTAAAGCCGCAGGCAATAGTTTGAAGCGCGGCAGTTCCCGTATATGTGCCTACTTTAGAAATACCGGCAAGAGTGGCAAAAAGGTACGCAATATAGGTATAGCCACTAGCATTATTATTTCCGTAAATACCCAATGAAAAAGTAGTGCTTGTGGGTGCTGTTACACCCCAAAATCCGGAAGATGCTGTTGCCGCTAGTGTTCCATTTAAACGAACAAAATTATCAAGAGGGTTTGTTATGTAACTGCAATACACTTCCCAACTACCGTTGTTGCTAGTTGCTTTTGTGATATATAGCTCAGGCACAGCACTCAAGTTATGGGTAACGGTTCTATCGGTAGCGTTGCCTGTATAGCAAACAACATCAAAGAAGCCGGGAGCACGGCTAAAAGTCCAAAACTGTGCGTTGTCGTTACCTAAACTGCCATCTCCGGGGCCAATATTTAATTTTGTATTGCTTTGGAAACCCGTTGTAGAAACATAAAATGATGGCCCGCTGGCCGCAGTTACTTCTGCAGCAACTGAACTTGTTTGCAAAATTGAATTAGTACCACGCAAACGGTCATAAACCCACGAAGTGCCAATTTGGTTTGCGTTTACATTATCTTGATACCGATAACGATCAATTGCTAAATCAACTGGGAAGCCCGGTGTAATTGAAGTATTAACGTCTTGTGTGGCGGCTGCATAATAAACAGAAGTGCCGGTCGTAGGCGTTTTCATTGGGCCACGGCGGATGGCTATGTAAATGTATGTACCACCAGAGGCATTATATGACGCCCCGTTTGATGGGAATGTAGCAAATCCAGTAGATGTGGCATACCACCAATTAGAAGAATCTTCTGCGGAAGTTAAATTTGGATATAAATTAGCCGTTCCAGCAGTGCCGGGAGCAGCAGTTAAACTGCCGCGCATAATATCGCCAAGTCGCCAATCACTTGTTGTATCCGTACGTTTGACAAGCAACCACTGCGGTTCAAATCCAAGAGTAATATTGTTTGTTGTACCGTTACCCGTGTATGATCCACACGTAATCACATTGTTTGAACCAGTCAGCCCAAAGCCACCTGCATTAGAAGCAAAAAGGTAGGCGACATACGTTTCGCCTGTAGCGTTAAAAGATGCCCCAATCGTAAAGCCTGTGTCGGTTGGTGTTGTGCTATTCCAGAAAGAGCTTGCAAAAGAAGCAAGGGTACTGTTTAAATATACCGCGTTAGCGTTGCCAAGACTTGTGTGGTATGTAGCCCATTGACCCGCTAAAGAAGTTTGTTTACAGATAATGCAGCCGGGGACAGCACCAAGTGAGTGGCTAATTGTGCGTGGGTAGGAGCCATTTCCAGTCCATGTAACAATATCAAAAAACTTTGGTTGTTTGCGAAATGTCCACGAGGCGTACGAGTCGCCGCTACCGTTTGCGCCCCCGGATACATACCCAAGAGAAAACCCGCTTGAAGTAAAACCGTTTAAATCACCATTTGTTGATTGCGAGTTAGTTAAATCTGAAAATATTCGGTTTGATGCTCCACGGCTTGTGTCATATAGTTCATTTGAAGTAACGTTACTTCGTGCCTTTACCCAAACCATTGCGCCCTTGCCGGAAACATCAATGTTATTAGTAATGGTTTGTGTAGCGCTCGTACCTGTGTAAAGCCATGTGCTAAACACATTTTCAATATAGTTAACAGCGGCAGATTGAGCAAATTCTCCAAAACCTTGGGCAGACGCGGCACCACGGGTTGCAATTAAAGGCATATTGTTCCTTATGCAAACTTGGTTTGGGCAGCAAAAATGGTGAACGCAGCACTACCAGTTTTGATAATGGTGTATGTGTATGCGTCAATACTGCTGGCGTTTCCTGCGCTCCATGCTGTACCGCCCTGATATTTTGGAGTTACTGCCGAGCCGTCAACTTGAACAACGTTGTTGTAGTATGCCGTTGCACCTTGAGTAACAAAAAATGCAACAGTGAGCGATTCGCCGGTAGCCATCAATGTGTTTAAACTTGTACCGCTTGAACCACGGAAATTGACTGTCCAGTTGGCAGATGCGTTGGTTGTGTAATACAGCACCGCCTGAGTGGTCACATCGTAGTTAATTGTTCCAGTAGCCGCTGTAGCGGAAATGGTGGCTGTCTCTATTATGTCAGCTACTTTCATACCAACAAGGCTGGCAGTGCCGACTGCGGTAAGTGTTTGAGCAATCGTTGTGTTGCCGGACTGAAGCGTAATAGCCGTTGTACCCGCAGACTGGAGTCCCAAAATACCAGAAGCATCAGCCGTGACGACCGCGCCACCTACGACTGTATCTGCGTTAATTGTTGTGGTCATGTGTTACTCCGATGTTTGTTGTGGTGCTACGGGGGGATTAGGGTTAATCCAGTTTGTACCGTCATAGCTCCAGCCAATGTCTAAGGCTTGGTCGCCTACGTATTCAGGGCAGGCAATCCAACCCATCTCAGCAGCAAAGTCAGGCTCTGACAATACGATGTTGACGATAATTCCGTTTTCAATTACAGCGTGTCTCATACGTAATCCTTACCAAACATAAACGCGAACGCAACCTGCACCGCCAGCACCGCCAGCACCGCCCCAACACTCCACCATTACAAATGTGCAAGTGGGCTTAGTCCAAGTAGCTGAAGATGTGTATTCTGTAACAGCGGCTGAACTGGCTGAACCCCAAGTGGGGGCACTGGAACCATTAGACAAAAGAGCCTGACCAGACGTACCCGCAGCCGTAGATGCGTAGTTCGTTCCGTCGCCATAGACCACGCCACCAGCGGTGGGGGTGTTGTTACCTACTATTGTTACTGCCATGATTTACTCCAATGCTTGAATTTGGGCTGCGATTGCGTTGAGTTGCGCAAGCAGTTGTTCTTTAGTTGGTGCAATAGTAGCTACCGTTTCGGGAACTGGGCGAGTGTCAATAAAGTTAGAACCATTATGTCCCCATCCAATACTGACACCTGCGGGCAAGTCAATCCAGCCTTTTTCAGTAGCGTACTCTGGTTCGGCTATAACAGTATTAACCACAACGCCATTTTCAATAATTGCATAGTTTGGCATTTTTAATCCTCAATATTCAAAAATTACAACGCCACCGGCCCCAGCGCCACCATCTGCGGCAGCGCCTCCAGTACCGCCTGTACCACCTGTACCAATGGTAACTGTGATGGTATTACCCAGAGTTAAACTTGTTAGGTATGAAATTGCTGCGCCCCCACCACCGCCACCACCGCCGCTAAAATTTCCGCCGGAAGCATTACCACCGCTACCACCACCACCGTAGTTGCCACCAGAA